ATTTTTTTAATATACTATATTAGTAAAATATGTCAGCTGCTTTGATTGACCTCGTATCGGTCGGTGCCCAAGATGTGTACATCACAGGCGACCCACAAGTCTCGTTCTTCAGACAAAACTATAAACGTCACACCAACTTCGCAATTAAACCAGAACGCCTCGATTATATCGGTACGTTTGGTTCGGGAAACGAAGTTTCTATCCCAATTAAATCCAAAGGGGATCTCTTAAGCTATGTCTGGATTGAAGGTACAAATATCAATAATAAAAACAACGAAGATAGTATATTTAATAATAACTCAGACGCCGCTTTCACACAACCAACCGAATTTTCACTTTGGGTAGGCGGTCAAGAAGTTTCCAAGATAGATACAGGATTTATTAATTCTGTTCACACCCACTTGTATAATGAATCCCAAGCGAAAGCATCCGGTTGGGTTGGTTGCGATGACCAAGGTAATAACCATTCGGACAATTCCTACGTTATCCCATTCTTCTTCAGTGAAGATTGGACCAAATCTTTACCCCTCGTCGGTCTCCAATACCACCAGGTTGAAATCAGAATCAAGTGTAGAAACGGTGCATTTACACCAGGTACACCAAAGGTATATGGTTCATATATCTTCCTCGATACAGAGGAACGCGAATTCTTTGCTAAATCAGAACATGAAATGCTTATCACACAAACACAGTTCCAACCAATGACTGCTAGTGATACATCCATTGATCTTACTTACTTTAACCACCCCGTTAAGGCCGTACACATTGCCGCGTTTGGTACAGGTGCTACACATACATTTGACAGTGCGTCCATGTATATTAACGGTACACCACTCTTCGAAAATATGTCACAAGAATATCATAGAATTGTCGCTCCAGACAGGCACTGTTCCGTTCTTTCAGAAGGCGGTGATGCTATGCCAATTACATCATGGCCATTCTGTCTTACAATGAACAAGTCACAACCAACAGGTACATTAAACTTTTCGCGTATAGATAGCGCAAAGATAACTCTCGATACTGTTGGAGGAGCTAATAGTCACTTTATTCGCGCGTATGCGGTCAACTATAACATTCTCAGGATTAAGAATGGTATGGGTGGTGTCGCATTCGGTAATTAATGTATTATTTAACCAGATGAACCAAATCCTCTATTAGCACGCATAGTCTTTTGCAATTCATTCACCTCCTCAATAAGAGGTGTCATACACTTTTCTAAAATTAACTGAGCAATCTTATCACCCTTTTTAATTTCGAACGGAACCGATCCGAGATTAAATAGGCAAACTTTCAATTCACCCGTATAATCAGGATCAATCACACCCGCACCAACATGGATCCCATATTTTACAGTTAGTCCCGATCTCGGTGCTATGCGTCCATAACATCCCATAGGAATAGTCGCACAAACACCCGTACTTACAATATCCCTAGAATTTGGTTCGATATGTAAGTCATTTAAACTGTATAAATCGTACCCGACAGACCCCGGGGAAGCGCGCGTTGGTAAAGTCGCATCTAGTGTTAATCGTTTAATTTGAAGTGTTTCTTCGGAAGACATTTTTATTTATATTACACTCTTTTTCTTTATGTCATTAAAAATAAATTAATATAAACGTTTAAGACTATAAAATTGTAAAATGAGTCTGAAAATTATAATGGGAAACATGTTTTCGGGTAAAACTACAGAACTTGTTCGACGTTTGAAAAGATACGAAGTTATAGGAAAACGTATACTCGTCATAAACTCGAGTAAAGATACACGGTGTTTAGAACACGTTCTACGAACACACGATAACACGAAATTTGATTGTATAAAAACAGATGATCTAAACGAACTCAATTACCAAGACTTTGATATAATAGCCATAGACGAAGCACAGTTTTTTATAGGGTTAAAAGTTTTTGTAGAAAAAGTACTCAAACGTGGTAAAACAGTCTTATTAACAGGTTTAGATGGTGATTATAAACAAAGGAAAATAGGCGAGATCATAGATTGTATACCACTCGCAGATAAAGTTTTTAAATTATCTGCGATGTGCATGGAATGTATGGACGGCACACATGGACCATTTACTAAACGTATTGTTAATAGTACAGAAACAGAACTCATAGGTGGTAAAGAAATGTATAGAGCCGTGTGTCGAAAACATTTATAATTATATTTTCTCAGTCTATCACAAATGCAACCAACAGTCTCAGTAAAAAATTCATCGTTAACAGATACACAAATAGGATTACTCACAATACCAGCAATAACAGTACTTACATTAGCCGTTCTTATTCTATTGAATAGAACGTCTAGAAAAAACCCACTTGCGTATATTTCATTATTTTTAGCAAGTATTCATTTATACCACCATTATACACTTATCGGTCTGCAAAATAAACATTAGATACATAAAGTAATAAAACATATAGTATGTAAATATAAATATGTTTATGATAGAAGAACCTTATGGTTTATCACAATTTCAATGCTGGTTAATATCACTCACTCTTGGTATTGTGTTAATAAAAAGAAAAAGTCGTGGTGAAAATTATATACAAATCACCGAACAGGAATTATAAAATTTCTTAATCTATAATAAATGCGCGTTCATTTGGAAAAAAGTCCTCGCATTGATAAAAAGTTTAGGGTTACTTTTGAAAATGGGAGAATAGTTGATTTTGGTGCAAGAGGGTATTCAGATTATACAATACATAAAAACCCAATACGAATGCGTTCTTACGTAACACGTCATGGAGGGTATGTACCATATATGGTACAAAAACAAACTGATAATAAACTAATACACGAAAATATGCTCGATGTTACTCGAAGCGATAAAGAAAACTGGGGTAAAACAGGTTTTTATACCGCGGGGTTTTGGTCGAGATGGCTTTTATGGAGTCACCCAGAATTAAAAGGTGCTAAAAAAGTAATAACTAAGAAATTTGGTTTAACTTTTGTTTAATACCTCGTCGTTTAAGATTTGCTTTTAAAGCTGTCATTAAATTTGCACGTGGATCTCTTTTAGTTGGAACTGGTGGCGCTGGTGGTACACGTTTAGGTGGAACTGGTGGCGCTGGTGGAATTGGTGGTTTTGATTTTGGTTTTGGTAAAGATGGTGGTGTAACAGGTTTACTCACTCTAGGTGTAGAACCCGAACTCATTTCCTTAAACAATGATTTACACGTACGTAAAAGTTTTTTCGTTTCACGAACCTGAATTTCCAAAGCCGGCGCCTGACGTCTTTGAATTTTCATTCTGAGTTCCTTCTCCGTCAAAGGTATACGTTTACCTCTAATTTTTTTAGTTACACGAAGACCAAGTCTTTTAGCCTCTGTTTTTAACGAATCAATCTTCATTTATATTACTCAATATTTTTTGTTTGATTAATATAATTGGATTGCGAAAAATAATTAACCCTCTACTGTATCTTCATCGTCACTTTCCTGTCCCATCACATCTATACGTTTCTTCGTATCATTTGCGAGAAACCCGGAAAGTACTGCACATACAGAACACAAAAAGAACGCAAAAGCGGCTGAATATGGATTAAATTTACCTTTTCTAATAGTTAAGATAGAACCACACATCGTAGATAGTATACATGCTAATGTAATACCAACAGATTCAACCGATAAAAGATCGTCCTTAGCCATTGTCTATTATTACTCTTATATTAGAAAAAATTATCTGTTCTATACATCTTTGCTTGGAATGAACCCGTTTGTCCTAAAACCGAAACGGATTCATTACCATAAAATTCGGGACATCCTATATCTTCCATACAATCACGCGCTTCGTGTGTTACTGGAAGCGAATACATTTGATCACCTGGTGTTGTTGTATAATAATGATATCTATCACGTCTACCACGAACTTCTTTACCATATAAGGGTAAAGTTTCATCATCGTTACCAACTAATATTCCCATTTGTTGAACGTGCCCTGGTTTGTATTCTTTTATAGGCGGTTCCCGGTATTCTTTTTGAGTAGGAACTCTCACTGGTACGCGAACTGGAACAGCGACTTGAACTGGAACCTTTTCTCTTTTTCGTATAATTTTAGGATTATATATCTGATATAAAACAATAGTAAGAAGTACCAATATGGTAAAAATCATGAGTTTACTTTTAGTCTTATTCTTCATTTATATGTACCAATATTATATTATTTTACGATACGTCTTTTTAATTCATGAAGTGGACTCAAATCAACTCTATTTAATCTAAATTGTACGAGTAGCCACAAAAAGAATAAGAGACTCTTCATTAAATTGTTAGCTGCAGTATCATCCATCTTATATATAGGTCCAACAACGCGTCCAAAAAAGGTTTCTTCCTTTTTGTTTCCTGTAACAGCCATTTCCATTTGTGTTAAGGCACACGTATCATCGTTAACTGACCAATGGAAGAATATAAATGGTACTAAAATGGAATAAAATTCAAGATTTTGTTTATTTTTCATAAAAGGAACAACAATCATTGTTATCAAGAAAAGTAAGTGAATGAAGAATATAATATTCATATCTATTAGTATGAACGAAGAAAAGAAATTGCCAAAGATTTGGCATCCCCAACAGGAAAAAATACTTAAGGCCTGGGGAGAAGCAGCTGCGTGTTATAGATACATGCATTACCAGGCGTACTGTTCATACAAAAATCAGAGTATGAAATTTACAATACCACTCATTATAGTAAGTACCATAACAGGTACGGCGAACTTTGCGCAAGAAACCTTCCCGCCAACTGTACAACCATTCGTTCCATCCGCAATTGGTGGTTTGAATCTTATCACGGCTATAGCGACCACTATAATGCAATTTCTTAAAATTAACGAACTCATGGAAGGTCACCGTGTTGCTTCTGTACAATACGGTAAAGTGTCGAGAACTATTCGTCTCGAATTAACATTACCACTCTCGGAAAGAACACAAAATGGTACAAATATGATAGAAAATATGCGTGCTGAGTATGATCGTTTAATAGAACAGTCACCGAACGTACCTAAATATATAATAGACGCGTTTGAAAAAGAATTTCCAGATGATAATGCATTTTTCAAACCAGAGATTATGCATATTCAACCAATAACACCGTTTAAGGCTATAGCGGAAAATACAATAATGACCAAATTGAAAGATGCTGTAGGTGGTACGGCAAAAAGAGAACTTAAAAAGGAACTCGATGATATACGAGGTAATGTAAATTCTGCTAAAAAAACAATAAAAGCTGATATAGAAGGTAAACAACAACGTATAAGTGAGATATCAGATTTAAAAGATAAAGGACTTGTGAGTTTAAAAGGTGATCTCATGAAAGAATTGCGACGTAGAACCGAACTCATGGAAGTAGTAACTGAAATACCTAAAGACGAGACTGAAACTACAGAATCGACGACAGACGATTCGAAAGATAAGCAATCATAATAAACATAGTTAAGTTAAAGAATCCGATACATAGTATATAAGGAGTAATTTTCCTTTTTAAAGGATCTATTACACGCTTTTGAAGAATATCATTATCCAATATAATATCTAGAGCTTGATTAGTAAGATCATCTTCATCACCTGACATGGATTCCTTTGTTATTGTAAAAAAAGAAAAAAAGAAAGGATATATTTCGATACACGATAAGGAGATAAATCTATTACAAAAATATATAGAATCTGGTAAAAACGTTTTTCTATGTGGGCCAGCGGGTTGTGGTAAAACTTTCATTATTAATCAGGTTTTAGACGAAACAAATAGTATCGAAATATGGGACGAACCCTTACAGAAAAAGGATATATTCATGAGTACAATAAAAATTTCAGATATGTATAGTTATATTGAAGATTATGATATAGATATGTACAAATATAAATCAATAATTGAAAGTGTTTCTGAAGGTGAAAATATAACTAAAAAACCATTGATCGTAACATCTAAAAGTATTTACTTCATGGATAACTTTACCACTATGATAGTTACTAAAAAAAGTCCAGATGAAATAATGAAACTAAAACCTACTCATACAAATTGTTCTGTAGCGGCACATAAATGTTCGGGTAATATTTATAACTTTTTTAGTTATTTAGAATTTCCATACGAAAAAGATATTTTTAAAACACCAAAGGATATTATTAACGACGTTTTGTGTAACGATGAAAATATTGATATAACAAATTCTCTACATGAACATGGTCATGTTTGGTCAGCTATTCAGGAAAATTATATAGATGCGATAAATGATAACGCCGAAAAAGTATCAAACGCAATAACAAACGCAGATGTATACGACGTGGAAATGTATAAAGGTGATTGGGACGTCATGCCTTTTTTTACACTAAACGCCATTAAAATTCCGAAAATGTATTTTACTAAAAGGTTAACTCCAGAAAATATACGTCCGGGTAAGTTTTGGACAAAGTTTGGTAACCAAAAAATGAGACAACAAAAAATTAGAAATATACAAATACAATCTTCTTCTAAATTTAATCACCAAGAATTCATGTTATTTAGAATGTACGCACAATTAGGAGACGTTTCTAAATTTAAAGAGTATAATTTAACACCCCAAGATTTTGATGTGATGAATCATTTAGCTATACAAAATAAACTCAAACAACGCGAAGTTACAAAAATAAAAAAGTTGATTAAAGAAGAAATAGCAAATTAAAAATAAAAGAATGACTACAACCACTAACACGGATGAAGAAGAATTTAAAATCACACGTGTTATTGGTAACGAAATATTGTATTACGGGGAAATCACGAACGAGGATATTCTCGAATTTATAGAAGAGTTTAAAAAACTCGAAATCAAACTTCTTAAACAAAAGGCGGAACTCATAGGGTACGAACCAATTATACGTGTACACGTGTGTAGCGGAGGAGGTGATTTGTTCGCGGGTCTGAGTGCGATGAATATAATCGAAAAATCACGCGTTAAGGTTATCACAATCGCACAAGGTGAATGTGGTTCGGCGGCAACGTTCCTCCTTTTGGGCGGACACGAACGTCTCATCGGTAAGAACGCACACGTTCTCATACACCAAATATCCACGACCGGGTTTTGGGGGAAATACGAGGAAGTTAAGGATGAAATGAAAATGTGCGATAAACTCATGGATATGGTTAAGAAAACGTATAAGGAAAAGACGTCTATTCCCGATAAACGACTTAAGAAACTCATGAAACGCGACATATACTTAAACCCTAACGAGTGTATCAAATACGACGTCGTTCGCGGTCTTGACTAATATCGACGTGGCGTTTATACAAACCAATAACGGTCGCAATTATTAAAAATATACACAGTGTATTTGCGTTTAATGGTATAACTGTGTTTTCTGGAGGTTTGAGTCGTTCCATTCGGCTATAGTCGACGACGGGTATTTTATCCGCCATTATCTACTATACCTGGATAAAAAGTTCAAACACAAAAAACACACTTAGAGTTTTTTTACTTGTATAATTTAAATGAAAAGAGTTGCTATCGATCTCGACGAAGTTCTCGTCTCGTTCGTTAAACCTATGGCAAAGTTCCGTGGCTACAAAATGCCGACCACGAAAAAGTACCAGTATGTTTATAAAGATATGTTTAACATTACGGAACTCGAATCACGAAACATGGTCCATGACTTTTACGAATCAGAGGCGTTCGCAAAACTTAAACCGATAAAGGGAACGTGCAAACAAATGGGACATTTACGCGACTATGCCGATAAAATGTATAT